ATACGGTTTTATGTGAGGTGAAGGACAGATGAAAGTACCCGGCTGTAAATTTATGTGCAAGGTGTGCTCCGATGGCCGCATTTACAGTGGCGGATGGGGCGTTGAAGAAGTAATCCCGAACCCTCTCCCAGACAACTGCATGGTCTTCGATGAGTTCCCGGAGGACTGGGAGGATGGCGGCTCGCACTATGTGTGGGACGGAGAAAAGCTGGTATACAGCCCTCTGACCCCGGAGCAGTTGGCCGTGATCCAGAGCGGAGGTGAGCTCAAATGCTGATGGGTGCACAGATCGGAAATGTCCATACCCTCAAAGACCTTGGCCTTTATCTGAAGGTGGGCAGCCCTATGATATCCGGTGCAGAGCCAGAGACGATGCTTGTCAATGTCCCGGGCTCTGACTTTATCCTAGACCTGTCCAGGGCTTTGGATGGGGAAGTGCACTACAAGCAGCGCACCATCAAGCTGGAGCTTATCTGTAAGTCTCCGAAAAAGCAATGGACGACCATCCAAAGCGCCCTTGAAAATGCCTTACAGGGCAAGTGGCTTCGGTGCGTTTTTGATGAGGACAGTGCCTGGTACTGGCAGGGCCTTTGGCGGGTAGACCCCAGTGAGAAAAACCGACATGATATGGCCTTTACCATAGAGGGCACTTGCAATCCGTACAAAAGAAATGTCACCGCGGATGCGGGTGCGGATTGGCTCTGGGATACCTTTGATTTTGAAACCGACACCATCTATGATGTACCTACGGGAGTGATCAGTTTATGACAAAGACTTTTCCGGAAGTCATCTCGGGCATCCGTACCGCAAAAAAAGGTGTGGAAGTCCGGGAAGACATCGCCCAGATGGGCGAGTATGTGGAGCAGTTCGCTGCCACGGCCACCCAGAAGGCAGATGCGGCGGCAGCCAGCGAGAAAAAAGCATCCGATGCTGTGGCAAACATCGACCAGCAGAAAGCGGACTCTGTGGCCGCTGTCCAGCAAGCTCAAGCTACGGCCACCACGGCCATTACCCAGACAAAAGATGCTGCACTGACTGACATCGGCAACGCTAAAGTCGGCGCTTTGCAGGAGGTGGCAAATTCCACCGCCACGGCAACAGCTGCCGCATCCGCTGCGGCCGGTTCTGCATCGGATGCCAACGCAAGCAAAGAAGCTGCTGCCACCTCTGCCACTGCCGCTGCCGACAGCGCTTCTGCTGCATCCACCTCCGAAACCAATTCCTCTGCCAGCGAATCCGCTGCCCAGAAGAGCGCTAAGGAAGCCGCTGCAAGTGCAGCGCTGGCTGGCACCCGAGCGAACACCGACAAAACCTTCACCACCGAGAACGCCCCTGCCGATGCAAAGGCCACCGGTGACGCACTGGCAGGCAAAGCCGCAGTTGTCGCCCCGCACACCTTCACCATCCCCACGACCGGCTGGGTGGATGACACCTCTGTGGCGGACTTCCCGCACAAGCTGGACATCTCCATCGCAGAGCTGACCGCGCAGGACATCGTGAACGTGGTGGTTGCTCCGGACGACACCACACCGGCAGCAGATGCCTGCTTCGCCAACACCGAGACCCTGCAAGGCATCCTGCGTCTGCGGGCAAAGGATGTGCCTACGGCGGTCATCAACGCTACATGGTACATCGTGAGATAAGGAGGCTCAACATGGCATACGGTTCATTTATTGTTGGGGGGGGGGGGGTACAATCCCCCGTATTGGCGATATCGTCTTCACCACCGTAAAAACATCCCCGGCTGCACGCTATAAAAACACAGTGTGGGAACTCGTCGCACAGAACAGAGTGCCGATGGGTGCCGGAGATGGGCACGAAGGCGGGGAGACGGTAGAAGCAGGACTGCCGAATATAACCGGTGTTCTTGACAACTCGGTTTTTGTTTCTTCAGCGGGGAAAAAAGCACTTAGCGCAATCAACTCCGAAACCGGTGGCAGATATAAAGACGGAACGTATACGGAGCATTATTTGAGAAAAATTAGCTTTGATGCTTCCCGTTCCAACCCCATCTACGGCGCATCCGATACCGTCCAACCCTCTGGCTACTACTTCTACTTCTGGAGACGAGTTTCCTGAAAAGGAGACTTACAATGGCTTATGGTACTATGAGCATTGGAAACGCAGGTTTTACGAAAAAATTCATCTCCACTCTGTTCCTGCTGACACACCCGGTGGGAACACCTTACGCAAGCGAAAACGCCACCAGCCCTGCCGAGCTGTACGGCGGCACATGGGAACGCATTGAGGATTGCACTATCTGGGGTGCAAGCGATACGCATCCGGCTGGTACAACGGTAGAAGCAGGTTTGCCGAGCATATATGGACAGCTAAACGGCATGCTTTTTTCAAGCGACAAACCAACCGTAAAAGGCCTTTTTTCCGTAAGTCTTGCTAATGGGTGGACTTTGACAAACGGGTCTAGTAGCGGCAATGTCCCGATATATGTTAACAATGTCCGCTCCACTAACAACTCCATCTATGGCAATAGCACTACCGTCCAACCCCCGGCATACTGCATGTACATCTGGCGCAGAGTGGCATAAAAGAAAGGAGTACAAATGAAAATCATTGACATCAACGGCAACCCCATCGAAACCCCCGACCTGACGAAAGGCTGCCTCAAGCCCGAGACCCAGACCATCCACCACGATGCCGTAGAGGGCGTGGAAGAGGTCAGTCACTACGAGTACAAGACCTACCCCAACGGGGGCCGTGACCGCTGGAAGGTGGTGGATGTGCCCGGTGTGGAAGCACAGGAAGCCTACGACGAAGAGGTGGAGGTGCAGCGGTATGTGCTGTACACCGCCGAAGAGCGGGCTGCACAGGAAAAGGCCCGCAAGGAAGCAGAGGAAAAAGCACAGCTGCCCACCGCAGAAGAGCGCCTTGCTGCTCTGGAAGCGGCTATGCTCGACCTGTTGGCCGCACAATAAGGAGGATGTTATGGTTTTGTTTTATGTGACACAAATCAAACTGCACCGCTTTGACGGCGCTTTTACCATCGATAACGTGCCTGACCGGTACAAGGATGCCGTGATGAAAAAGCTGACGGAGGAGGGATTTTATGAGGTGGAAAGTGATGCTTGACTTCCTGCGGGATATCTTCTCTGCTCTCTCCCACGCTGCCGGTGACAGCGCCGACAAGGAAAAACCTGCCCCTGCACCGGACGTGCCCACTGTGGACACCGTGACCGGGTGGACGGGTGAGCCGCCCTACCGGTACATTGACGTAAGCCGGTATCAGGGCGAAATTGACTGGGCACAGGTGGCGGTGGCGGGTTACAAGGGAGCCATGCTCAAGACGGTGTCCACCAACAAAAAGTTCTCCAAGCGGGCAGACGGCCTGTACATCGACCCGGCCTTTGAAGCAAACTACCGCAACGCCCGGGCTGCCGGTCTGGACGTGGGCGTGTACTACTACACCTACGCCACCAGCGAAGCGATGGCCGATGCAGAGCTTGCTCTTGTGCGGCAGGCGGTCTACGGCAAGGAGCTTAGCATGCCCCTCGCGGTGGACGTGGAGGAAAACAAGCTCAAACCCATGAGCACCCTCGACCTCACCAACCTCACCGCCTACGCGCTGGAACAGGTGGAGAAAATGGGTTTTTACGCCCAGCTGTACACCTACACGAGCTACGCCAACGTCCATCTGGACATGGCAAGGCTTGCCGGGCGATGGGATGTATGGTTGGCTGACTACACGGGTAAGACCCCCAAGGTGGATTTCAAGTACAACGCCCACCAGCACACCAGCAAAGGCAGCGTGCCGGGCATTTCTGGCAACGTAGACCTCAACGTGACCACCCTCAACTACCCGAAAATCATCAAGACAAAGGGGCTGACCCGGCTCCGGGAGGTATAAGCCCATGTGGGAGTTTATCCTGAAGCACATCGGAGAACTCATTTTTACCGGCATCACCGGCGTTCTGGCCGCTACCTATCGTGGTCTGTCAAAGCGTATCAAGGCACAGGAAGAGGAGCGCAAGGCCGTGAAAGAAGGCCTGCTGGCCATCATGCACGACCGCCTATACCAGTCCTGCACCTTCTACATCAAGCAGGGCAGCATTGACACCGGTGGCCTGAAAAACCTCGAATATCTTTACAAAAGCTATCACGCACTGGGCGGCAACGGAACCGGCACGGAGCTGTATAACCGGGCCAAAGCGCTGCCCATCTGCGACTGAAAGGAGTAACCAATCATCATGGAAGCGATTCGTAACCTTTTGACCGCACTTCCTGCCCCTCTGGCCCTTGTGCTCATGCTGGGCGGCTTTGCGTTCTACGCACTGGGCTGCATCCGGCTGGGCTATGGTGCCGCTGTCAAGGGCACTGTCCTTGACCTGATCGAGCAGGCAGAGCACGAGATTCAGGGCACCAAGAGAGGCGCAGAGCGCAAGGCGTGGGTGGCGCAGATGCTCCGCACGGCCCTCAGCGCCAGCAAGTGGGGCAAATTCATCTCGTGGGCCATCACCGATGAGACCATTGGCACCGTGATTCAGTTTTTCTTTGACCGCATGAAAGCGGCACTGGAAAGGCAGTAAGGAGGATATCATGGCAAGCACTACATACGACCGATACTTTTACGATCAGCGAGCTTATCCGATTTTTCTCGATCGGCATGGCGCAAAACGCTTGAAAAGCGCGAATCGCGCAACGAGACGCGCGGAAAAGCGCAACTCCGGACAGCTGCCGCAGCCTTTTTGGCTCGGTGCTGCCTGTGGCGGCGGCTCGTGTAGTGCTGCCCGCTGTGCTGCAAGGGCTTGACCGACAGCAGATGACCGCCGCCATCAAAAACGCACCGCTTGGGAGGGTTGACCGTAAGATAGCTCTTTTGCGGTACGTTGAGCGGCTTCCGTTGCCGGACATTGCAGCACAGACGCATTACAGCCGTAGGGCGGTATGCTACCGGCTGAAAGTGGTACTTTCAGCACTTGAATCAAACACATAAAAATAAATCCCCGGTACTCCATCCATGCGGAGCACCGGGGATTTTTACTTTTTTGCGTATTTTTCCTTATACTCTTTCCACGATTGTATGCTGTGCTTCGGCTCACAGTCTGGACAGTACTTTTGAAATCCATTTTTTAAGATAAAAGGCTTCCCACAGTCAGCACACGAGTATGCTTCTCCAAGCCTTCTTGCTGTCCCGTTTTTTCGTCTCTGAGCACAAAGACGATTGCTTTCTCTTTTGGCTTTTTTTCTACACTCAGGGCATCGGAGAGCTTTTTTTGAGCCTGCAACAAAATGCGCGCCGCAGTCAATACAGACTGTTTCAAAAGAAAAACACGAATTCCCTTTTACGCCGTGCAACTCTTTTATGACTTCTTTGCATTCTGGGCAGTAAACGGTAAACATATTTCCTGTAAAAGATTTTCCGCATCTTTTACAGGTGCATTCCTTTGGCACATCTGTCACTTTGATGCACCCGCATGATTTTGCGTTCCGGATGCTTCCCCAAAGCATGATTTTTTCGCATCCGCAATGAGAACATCGCACTTTCCAGCAGGTTAGCAAGTTTCCAGACTTACTTTTTCTTGATGGGGCCTCTGCGATGACTTCAAGCGTCCCGTGTTTTTCACCGATGTGATTTTTCTTCGGCGGCATCTCTTACACTTCCTTCACTTTATGCGTCACCAGGAGTGGTGCCAGTGTCCACGTCGCATGTGCGGCCGCTTCTGCTGGTGGCTGCCAGTGCGGGCCGGGTCATCATGCAAAAGCTTCCATGACGGAAACCGCAGCCCACACTACAATCGTAGTTAAGGTTATAGCAGATTATAATGCTCAGCTAGCAAAAACCGGACGTATGCCGGACACGCACGCTTTTCACAGCACCAGTCCTGCACGGATCGCAGCGGGATGCCCGCCTGCTTTGCAAAAGCTGTCTGCGACATTCCGGTGCGTGAGACCAGTTCCCGCATGGACAAGTGCGCCAGCTCCCAGATAGAGGACAGCCTATCCTTCTCAGCGTCCAGATCAACGCAGTCAGAAGTGTCATCCGGTACGCTCAGAGTAATGTTGTTGACAAAGATTTCCTTCGGCTGCTCTGCGGCCATTGAAAAAAGCTCTGCTTTGGTATACATGATTGACTTCCTTTCTTTCGTGTGATAGGATAGTTGCACACCTCCGTGTGAGGTGTCTTTCACAAAATCCCCCGTTCGGTGTAACAAGCATCGGGCGGGGGATTTTTTATTTAGTAGATCTCAACGCCCAGTTTTTCGGCGGCGGCTTCAACGACTTCTTCAAACGAGGGGCCGTGATTCGGGTCGTTCCAGTCGTAATCGCCAGCGGATGCAGCTTCCCACTCTTCTTCCATGTCAGCTGCCTTGCACAGCTCGGTGCACAGCTCGTAATCCCAGACATCGGACTTGCGGATGTCAGCGGCGATTTCAATAGCGTTTCTCATAATTTTGTGCCTCCATGTTGCTGCGTGCTTGTGTCTTTCACTGTCCTTATTATACACGCACTGCGTGTAAACGTCAAGACTTTTTTGAAAATTTGCGCACTCTTTGCACTCCCCTTGCGCACTCAGGATATACGGGAGAGGTATACTGGTGCTACAAGATCAAGAAAGGACGGGGAAGCTTTATGGCATATCCTTTTGGCGGCTGGCAATCGAGCCCTTACAGTGGGATGCCACCGATGGGCTTTGGGCAAGGCCAGTATCAACAGCAAATGGCCCAGCAGGCCGCTCCACAGAGCGGGGGACAAAGCCCCTTCACGATGGTGCCGACAATCGCGGATGTGGACAAAGTCATGGTGCAGCCCGGCGAAACGCGCTGGATCATGGTGCAAAACGAGCCTGTCATGGCTGTCAAAAAGGCAGACACGATGGGCTATGCGTCCGGCGAATACTACCGCCTGACAAAGATCGATCCGGCAGCGATGCAGACACCGGCAGAGACGCAGTATCTGACCTCTGCGCAGGCAGATCAGAAGATACAGGCTGCCGTAAAGGCCGAGGTGGAGCGCGTGATGGCGCAGTATCAGACGGCCCCGGCGGCTCCTGCAAGGCCCGCACGGGCAAAGGAGGGTTAAGGTATGGCAAATCCTTTGATGCAGTTTCTGGGTGGCAGTGCGCCGTCCGGCTTTCCCGGCCCTCTGGGCAACATGATGCAGCTTCTCCGGCAGTTTCAGCAGTTCCGCTCCGCTTTCCAGGGAGATCCCCAAAAGCAGGTGGAAGAGCTGCGCAAGTCCGGTAAGATGTCAGATGAGCAGTACCACCAGCTGGAAGCGATGGCAAAGCAGATCATGCCTTTCATCAAGTAATCGAAAAATCGTGGCCACGATTTGAAATAATTTCACTATTCGCAAGAAAGGAAATCAACTATGGATAACATGTCTTTGAGCGATATCGCTGCCGTGACCCGTGGCAACGATAACGACGGCTGGGGCCAGGGCGGCGCGTGGTGGATCATCATCCTCTTCCTGTTCGTCTTTATGGGCGGTAACGGCATGTGGGGCAACCGCACCGGCGAGTACGGCCAGTATGCCACTGCAGCAAGCCAGCAGGAGATCCTCTATGGCCAGCAGTTCGGCCAGCTGAATGACCGGCTGACCAACGTCGGCAACGGTATCTGTAATCTCGGCTATGAGATGCAGGGAAGCATCGGCCAGCTGGGCAAAGAAGTTGCTCTGGCTCAGGCAGGCACCAACACCACCATCCTGCAGACCGGCAACGGCATCCAGGCACAGCTCGCACAGTGCTGCTGCGACAACCGGCTGGCGACTGCCAACCTGGCAGCCCAGATGGACAAGCAGACCTGCGCGATCAACTCCAACATCGACGCGAAGTTTGCCGAGCTCCAGAAGCAGCAGTATGAGCAGACCATTGCGGCCCAGAATCAGAGGATCAGCCAGCTGGAGCTGGCTTCCCAGATGTACGGCGTTGTGAAGTACCCCAACGGCTACTCCTACAATGCGGGCCCGAGCCCCTTCTGCGGCTGCAATAATGGCTGCGGCAACATCTAACACATACGCCCTTTTGGCGAGGTTTGGCGGGGCGGCAAAGGCTGCTCCGCCTTTTATATAAGAAAGGAGATTTTTTATGTCTAAATCCGCAATTTATACCGCCAACACCTCGGCCCAGACCGTGGCGGTAAACGATATTATCCCTATCGGCACCACTTCCCGGCGGTTTGGCTGCAACATTCGGCAGGACGGCAACACCATCACCCTGCTGGGCCAGGGCTACTACCATGTGACCGTGTCTGCTACACTGGCCCCCACGGCAGCGGGTACCGTGACCCTGACCGGCCAGAAGGACGGCGTGGCTGTCATCGGTGCTACCGCTTCTCAGACTGTGGCCGCTGCAGCCGCACCGACCAATCTGGCGCTGACTTTCCTGGTGCGCAATCCGTGCGGCTGTGAAAGCTCTATCTTGAGCTTCCTGCTGACCGGCACTGCTGCCGTGGTAAACAATATGGCCGTGGCCGTGGAGAAGCTGTAAGGGGGGGGTGCTCTTATGAGCCATCTGGTCAAGCTGCGTGAGCGGATGTGGAAAGAGCTGGATGATATCGCCGCAAAAGATACCTTTTGCGTGTGTGACCTCGAAAACTCCCACAAGCTGATAGAAAGCATCTGCGGTCTGGACGCTCTTACACCTGCCGAGGGCACGGCTCACGTCAGTAAAGAAAAAGCTATGTCCACCACCAGTACGGGGCACCTGACTATGGATCAGGCCAAAAAGTGGACGGCTTCCATGAAAAATGCAGACGGTACCACCGGCCCGCACTGGGCCTATGAGGGGGCTTTCCAGCTTATGACACAGCGGAAAATCAGCTGCAACTCTATCGACTTTTGGGCTGCCCTGTGCATGATGTACAGCGATTACTGCGACGTAGCAAGAGAGCATGGCGTGGATACACCGCCTTTTTATGCCGATATGGCAGCAGCTTTCCTCCACGACGATGATGCAGTAGATGACAAGCTTGTTGCCTACTGGGAGACCATCCCGGCAGATAAATAATGGCACTACCAACTTTTTACCAACTTTGAACCGTTAAAATGCGTTAGTATCCGTGAGTATCTGTTAGTATCCGCGAGTGAAAAAGTAAAAGAAAATAGCGTAGAATCTTCAAAAACAAGATTCTACGCTATTTTTCATGTGGTGCGAGGGAGGGGACTCGAACCCCATTTAATTCTCATAAAATCGATACTATTTCTAAAATTACCAATCATTTACCAACATTATCACTTGGGATTTTATCCTGCCCGTCGATATATGCGTTGAGCATGTCGGTGTATTTCATGTCCTCATCCTCACGCAGATGCTGATAAATGCGGCGGGTGGTAGAGATGTCTGCGTGGCCCAAAAGCTTTTGCGCCACCTTGTCCGGCACTTGAGCATAAAAGAGGTTCGACGCATAAAGGTGCCGGAACTGGTGCGCCGTGACAAGTGCTTTCCATTTGTAGTATGTTCGGATTTTTCCTGGCTGGCCCTTGATTTTGGAGTGCTTCTCCTGCTTGACGGCCAGACCCAGGCCCCGGCAGTAAATCGCCCAGCGCCACTCGTACTGGGACTGGCTGAGGGGTTCTTTCTCTCCCGACAGGACATAGTCATCTGGATCGTGGCCTTTTGCAGCCTCTTCCAGCATGGGCCGAAATTTGTTGAGGATGGGGATTGACCGGTAGGCCTTGAGCGTTTTCAGCTCTTCTTTGTAGGGGTGATTTTTATCCCAGGGCATAGCTTGCTCTGGCGTGATCTTTCCGGCGGCAAAGTCAACGTTTTTCCAGCGCAGGCCGTTGGCCTCGCCCATGCGCATACCAGTATACTCGAAGAGTGCCGCCCAGAAACCGCATCCCTCTGGGTGAGCTTCAATCAGCTGCCGCTGCTCTTTTGTGGGCTCCTGCCGCTCCGTTACCGGCATCTTTTTGGGGATATGAGCATTCCGCACCGGATTCCCAGTGCCGTGCAGGTAGTTGCACCAATACTCAAAAACGCAGCTGATAACTGATCGCGCGTTGATGGCTGTCTTTTTTGCTTTACCCTCTGCGGCAAGGATGTCCAGATACTCCTTTACCTTTTGAGCGTCGATGTCCTCCATCAAGGCATCCCCGAAGTACTCGCTGGTGGGGCCCAGGTGCTTTTGATATGAGGTGATTGTACCGCGGCGCACCGGCTTTGCAGGCCCGGTGATGTAGTCATGGTAGGCCGCAACCGCCTGCCTGTAAGTTACCGTGTTGCTTTTACCTTTTTGTGGGTGTTCCTCTTCCCACTTTTTCAGAGCTTCTTTATACTTTCCCTCGGCTTCCGTTTTGCTGTGACCGTAAAAGGACTTCTTTTTTCCATCCGGCATGACCCGGCGGCACTGATACAGACCGTCTGGCCGGATTCCCTTTTTAGCCCTTGCCATCTTTATCTACCTCCAACTGTGCTGAGTAAACGTCACTACCGCGGCGGGCAGCTTCAGTACCGCACTGACTGGCTTGCTGCACAATCGGCATGACCGGCTGCGTCCCGTTTGGGTCCGGGTCTGTGTCTGTCGATTGCGCCATCTTATAATGCCCGATTATAGCGTTTACGATCGTCACACGGTCGCGCAGCGGAGTGTGCAAGTTGGCCAGCACCTCTGTCAGCACGCCCAGTGGATCTGAGCCGTGGTCGCCATAGTAGAGATACAGCCATCCATCGACCTCATAGCTGGACATATCGTCAACCAGCCCGTGTAAGATCTGCCGCTTTTCTTCTGTGCCGATGCCGTCTTCCAGGTACTCCAGCAGACCAGGATGGACACAGGCATCGGTATAGCGTTTGGCCGGAACCCCGCACGACACGCACCAGCTGATGATATCTGCCAGTGAGGCGGGGGATGTTCCTTGCTCTTTGCCCGCAATGGTGGGACGACTTACGCCCATCCGCTTGGCAAGTCTTTCCTGACTGATACCGGCTTTGAATCGTGCCATCTCTAAAACCTTTGCCACTCTTTTTTCATATTCATTCATAATTCGACCCTCACTTTCCCATGTTTTACCATTTTGAGCCAAAAGCTGTTATGGATTTTTTACATTCCTCTATGATATAACAACGTTATAAAATCGTTGCAGGAGGTAAAAATGATGAACGTAAAACGATTTTCTTTCCCATTTATTCCGGACGATATGGAGATCATCGACGGGATGCCCGCATCAAAACCAAAAAGCCCGGCACAAGTCCGGGCTCCGTGGGAGGATTGAGCTATGGCAAATGATGTGATGCTTGAAAGCTATGCCCGGGACACCGCGCTCAAGCTTGTTTATCATCTCTCGAAAAATGGAGTAGCTTGCAAAGCTTATGATGAGCCTCTGCGCATCCTGCTCAGAGCCCGCCATGATCTGGCTGCCGGACTTGATCCGGCTGACTGGCTGGAGTGCGTCAACGGCGCTATCCGGGAAAAGACTGACCCGGCGGGTCAGGTGTCCACTCTGGACACCTTGGCCTCTGCACGCTGACGTTTGACCCATTCGGTCAGGGTGTCATATACATAGCGTGTGGCTTTGACATCTTCCAGCGCATCGTGAGCGTGGTACTTATACCCCAGCATTTTTGAAATAACGGAGAGCTTGACTGCCCGGCGGGTGGAGCCCTTCTGCACGTTGTAGTACTGTGCGGCCAGCTTCATGGGATCCTGCGCCCACTTGTACTGCTTGGGGTCGATATCATAGCCCTCTAAAAAGTCCTGCTCAAACTCCCGATTATATGCCACAATTTTTGTGGCCCGGGAAAGGATATCCTGCACATACACTGCTATCTGCTCGAAGGTTGGGCAGAACGCCACGTCTTTTGGCCAGATGTCATTGATCTCGGCAGCTTCCTGCCAGTCCGTCACCGTTCCCGGCCTGCACTTTTGATTGATAAGGACGTTTCCTTTGTCGTCGATGATGGCGACCTGCAAAATGTCGTCCTCAGTGCTGACCAGGCCGGTGGTCTCAAAGTCCAGCACAACATACTTGTAGTGTGCGCCAGCGGCCTGCCGCTCTTCCTGTTGGGTCTTGAGCTCTGCAAGGTAGTCGTTAGGATACCTGCCATCGGTGGGCACATCCAGCGTCTCCGTCCACCGCGGGTCGGTCTCTTTTTCCGGCTCTTTGGGTGCAGCGGGCACTGGATCAGCGGCCTTTACGGGCGCAGAGCTCTCTTTTGCAGGCTTCGATTTCTTTGCCATAACGATGACAAAGACAATGACGGCGGCAATGGCCAAAATCCACATGGTATCCTCCTCATCTGTTCAGGGCTTGTGCACGGACTTCGGGGGTGGCTGCTTTCAGCAGGTCGTAAAGGTTTATCATATCAGTCACGGCCTGCCGGTCTTCTGCCGTCCATGTGTAGTCGTAGGAGCCGCCGTTACCAGAGAAGCGGACGATCACTTTTTCTTGACTCAGCATCTCTCTCAGCCACCCGATTTCCTCATCGTCCAGCTCGAAGTTGGAAAGCGCACCCCATGCCTTTTTCTCTTTGTCATAGCCAGAGCTGGTAAAGTCGGGGTCACACTCGAAAGAGTAGCGGGCATCACCGGCCCGCACGATGACGGTGTCCAAGTCTATGCTCTGGCTGCCGTAGTAGGAAAAATCCAGCTCAAAAAATACGTCATTTGTACCATCAAAAATGAACATCCACGGGAGAGTGCTGCAAATCACCTTTTTGTCAGCCTTTTCCCGGAGCGGGCTGTCAAAATCCCAGCTGCGCTCTACCTCATCAAAGTTGACCTTGACCTTTTCGGCAGCGGCCCTGATTGCGGCCGCCTGTTCATCCGCGGCGTTACACTCCTCCAGCTGCGTCAAAGAGGACTGCCCGGCGGGGCTGACTGCCAGAGCAGGCATTGCTGCACCAGCAGTCATTGACAAGATGCACAAAGAAGCAATTGCAATTTTGCCACACTTAACAAGCTTCATGCTGTTTTCCTCAATTCTATTGATTTTTTCTCTTAATGGTTGTAATATACAGGCGAGAGATACAACTGAAAGGTGTGTTAAAGATGTCGGATAAAGAGTTTTTAGTCTTACTGCGTGAGCACCCGGAACTCTGGGAGCTCGTTCTGCGCACCTTACAGGATGCAGAGCAGGGCGCGGCCTGACATCTTTACTTTTTGGCACTGTTCAATACAGCCAGCGCTGCCGCCTGCGCGGCGGCGCGTGCTTCTGGTGTTGCGTCTTGATACGCCTTTTCCACATCCGGCCAATCTAAACCGAGCTTGCCTTCACCGGCAGGCTCTTTTTTTGTGCCCATCAACTCTTCGATACTAATGCCAAAGTAATCTGCTATTTTCTTTCGGCTGGACATCCGAGGTAAAGATCCATTTTTCCAGCATGTTGTAGCGGAGTTGGAAAATCCGAGTTCTTCAGCTACAACAGCCGGAGACTTTGCCTTTTTGGCACACTCTACCAAAAAATTTTCCCAAAACAAACTTATTCACCACCTTTTGTGCAAAACGTCAAAATGTTAGAATCGCTTAGAAATATATTGAAATCTAAGAAATTCTAAGTTATAATATAGGCGTACTCCAGAGAACCTTGTCCGACGCTCAGAGTACTATTGGTACAGATTTTTGAGTGAACCTCCAAAAAGGCTTTGCTTAACAGCTCTCAGAAATCTACTGCGCATACTGGCCGCCATGGGTCAGGAATTCTTCTTCACAAAACAAGCGGTGGAATGTTCGTTTTGTGAAAGCGCCCCATTTTGACCGTGGGGCGCGCATCATTGCCAAGTGAAAGCCATCTGTAAAGTATTCGTGCAAGCTTATTTTACAACGTTTTCATCTGCTTGGCAATGTTTTTAACCCCAAATTTTGAAAGATGTTGCAAGCGAGGTGTTAAAAATGGCCGCTACAACCTGGAGCCCTGAATGGAAGGCCGAGGTGGTCAAGCAAAAATCACTCCGAAACTGGAATTACACCCAGCTGGCCCGGGCGGCTGGTCTGGGCGTAGGGCAGGTACAGAAGTACGTCTCGGGAAAGTACCCCAACGATAACCCACGGGTACCGATCGAGAAGGCTTTGGGGATGAGGTAACCAAATGAAAACAGGGCCGTTTATTTTTGTGTGCATCGTCTGCTTTGTGGCGGGCGGATGCCTGAGCACGCTGGTCGTGATCTGTTCGTTCAGACCCAACAGAAATGTGCTCATGGGTTGGATCATCTATCTGGCCGTGTGCTTTGCACTGGCCTACAGCATTGGAGGTGCGCTTCTCTTATGAGTGGAGCTGCATTTATTCTGGCGGACTTGATGACTGCTTTGGGCCGGGATGCTTACCACGCCCAGGTGACGGAGCTTTTCTTCGTGATTTTCGTCACGGCCCCCATCGTGGCGGGTGCACCTCTTCTGCTGGCCCAGTGGGACAGGTACAAGAGGGAAGACAATGCCCGGCGGCGTGCGGCCCAGCGGCGGCGGATGGAAAGGACGGTGCGGTGATGGGCGGACATGAAAGTGACCGGCTGCACTATATCAGAACCTGCGAGATGTGCGGCGCTGTGATGCAGAATGTTGCACCCAATAAAAAGCTCTGCCCAGCGTGCGTAAAGCAAAACCAGCACCAGCGTGACCAAAAAAAGGCGCTGGCCACCGCACCATTACACCGTGAAGCGTATGCCCGGCGGGAAGGGCCCAAAAAGGTGCTGGCTGCAAACGATAGCATTGGCGCGGTATGTGCCCGGGCCATTGCGGCTGGCCGCACCTATGGCCAGCAGGTGGAGTTTGAACGAAGACAGAAGGAGCTGAAAGATCGTGGCGAAATCGACAAGAAATGAAGCATGGCACGAAAGTTACAAGGCCATTTTTGAGCGTGTCGGCTGCATCCGGCTGACGCTGGAGCAGGTTTCTGTCTGCATGGGTGTTCCTGCCCGGTATGTGCGCAAGCGCTACCCGGACGGCTGGGCCAACATGGCCGGGGAAGAGGGCAAGGGCCGGGGGAACACTATCCGGCTGGATGCTCTTCTTGACCAGGAGTTTGGGACGTACTGAAGGAGGACGTGCAAGATGAAATGTGATACGATCAGCAGAATCGCCTATTTGAGCGGGAAATACCAGTTTTTGGCCGATTCCTGCACTTCCACCAAGAAAAAGAAGGCATACAGCGAAATCTGCAACGACCTGCTGGATTTGCTGGAGCTTGCGCGTGCCAACGATGCAGAGCAAAATGAAAAATTTTATAAAGATTTGAAACGGCACATTTCCAGGGCCGAGTGAATTTCCACCAATGGCGGCAGGTGGATAAACAAAAGCCGCTGCCAGCGCGAAAGCGTATTTTTACACAGAGAGGATGATACCATGGCAAACCAGAAGAGCCCCAGCGGGCGCACGTCACGCACGCCCAGGAAGCCCGCAGAGGGCACTTGTACCCCGGCTGTTACTTTTCCTATTGAAGGGCCAAAACCCCGGCACACAGCCCCGGAGGAGTGCACTGTGCGCTATCTGGATGTTTCGGCGGATGCAGTGCGTATCCGTGTGCTGCCGATGGAAGCGGCTGTCCGGCGCATTTTAAATGAAACTTTCGGCTCCCCGGGCTGGAGCGACCGCTACTACTATGCGGGCGGCCAGCTGAGGTGTCAGGTGGGCGTATACTCCCCGGCTACCGGTGAGTACGTCCACAAGGATGCCGGGCCGCTTGCCATTCCTTCGCCGTCTCCTGCCCAGATGCAGGAGAGCACCAGTTTTTTGAGAGCTGCTGCCATGGTGGGGGCCGGTGAGGATGTGATGGATCTCAAGCCCATCACCCTCAAGGCCGCACAGGTACAGCTCGTGCAGGGGACGGATGGAAAATATCGGCCAGCAGGCAGATTGACCGTTGACCGGTTTGCCCGGGATGAGCGGGGTGCTATCACGATGGTGCAGTTTGCTCTGCCGGATGGGAAGAAAATCTTATGGCCAGACAAAGTGTGATCGGACGGCTGCCGGTGACGTATGACCCGGCCCGGCGGCGCTTTACAGTGGAAAATTCAGCGGAATTTGTTGAAAAGCAGATTTTTCAAAAGCTGGATGATCTGGCTCACGAAAAGCCGCTGCGTCTTGTGGTCATTTTTGAGCAGGAACGGAAAGGCCGCACGCTCAATCAAAACCGGATGATGTGGGCTTTGCTCACCATCATGGCGGATGCCTACAACGCGGGCCGTGCCGGTGGCGTGAGCCCAGAGGACTGCTACTTTTCCATGCTGGAAGAGTACGGCCTCGAATACGACTTTCTGGAGCTGCCTGTGGCAGCGCTGCCCATCCTACGCAATGCGTACCGGCTGGTGCATGTCGTGGAGCTGCTGGATGATGACCGGTGCACAGCAAAGGCATCTATGGGCTCCAGCAGCTTTACCACCGCTCAGATGGCGGCTTTTATCGATGGAATTTTTGACCGGCTGGCCGAGATGGGGGTCAATGACCCCAACGTCACGGCCTACTGGCAGCAGTGGCAGGAGGTGCCAAAGCATGGATGAGCAAGCATTGACACTTATGTGGAATCACGAGACGGGGATGTTTGAAGAGTATGATGACACCTATGACCTCACGATTCACTGCAAGGACGAAAAAGACTTGACTAAGGCAGAGAACTTTTTGAAAACTGCTAGTCAAATGGGGTGGATGATGTGGCACACGGCCAGTGAGATTCCTCCGCTGCATCATGTGACGGACGACGATGACGAAGAGGGCACGCTTGAGTATGAAGTCAGCGACCCACTGCTGCTCTATACCGCAAATGGGAGAACCGTTTCCGGTGCCCGGTATGTGAAGTCCGACCTTTTTTCCGGGTGGGATGACTGGAGCGGCGGGCTTTTCAACACCGAGGTCACGCACTGGATGCCACAGCCTCGTCCGCCACAGGTACAAAATCATGGCTAAATCCATCATGCAGACCCGGCGGGAGTGTTACGTCTGCCGGATGAAGTACAACGTGGTCACGGTGGCCGGGCTGGAAGAGCACCACGTCCTGAATGGCCCGCTGCGTCCTGTGGCAGAGCAATACGGCCTGAAGGTCTGGCTGTGCCACCGGCACCACAACGAGCCGGGATACAGTGCCCACTTTGACCACCACTTACGCCTGTACCTCAAAAAACAGGCGCAGCGGGATTTTGAGAGCGTGTATGACCACCGCACATGGATGCAGGTGGTTGGAAAGGACTATCTGAAATGCTCAATGTAGTAGCAATCATGGGACGGCTTGTGGCCGATCCTGAGCTTCGTACCACCCCGAGCGGCAACAATGTGTGCAGCTTCCGCATTGCCTGCGACCGGAATTATGTTCAGCAGGGGCAGGAGCGGCAGGCTGACTTTATCGATATCATCGCATGGCGCGGGCAGGCTGAATTTGTTTCCAAGTACTTTCAGAAGGGCAGCATGGTGGCCGTTACCGGCTCTTTGCAGTCCCGGAACTACAAAGACAAGAACGGTAACAGCCGCACAGCGGTGGAGGTGCTGGCCGACCAGATCAATTTTGCCGGGCCGAAAAAGGCCCAGCAGGTGGATGACGGCGGTGAAGCACCTCCTAAGGATTACCGTGAGCCTGCTCCGGCCTACTCTCAGGGATCTGCTGATGACTTTGCGGTCATCAACGACAATGACGACCTGCCGTTTTAAGGGGGCTGGTGAGGAATGACGGAGAAAAAGAAACGAAGTCAGTACATCGTTGTCATGGACTGGATGTATGACAATTTCGGCTTTAACTGTGCCGAGGCAAACGCACTGGCCATCATCTACGGCTTTTCACAGGACGGCGAAAGCTGGTTCTGTGGCGGGTCTGCATACATCGCCGCACGGCTCCACATCTCCCAGAAATCTGCTAAAAACTATCTGGCAGATTTTGTAAAACGTGGAATTTTGGAGATGAAAAAAGAGATGGTCGGCAACGTCCCGCACAACGCATACCGGACAGTGCCGGACATCGAAAATCTTGTCCTTGTGGAGACCTCAGACCCGGGAAAAAATTTCCCTAGGGAAAAAATTTCCCCGGTGAAAAATTTTCCCTCAGACCCGGGAAAAAATTTCCCTCAGGGTAGGGAAAAATTTTCCCCCAGTAATAAATCTAGTAATAAATCTAGTAATAAAATCTATCTATCTGCTGCGCAGGGCGGATTGATGGATAACACACCCCGGCGGGAGGATGTGGAAACGGACTTCAGGGAAAGGCTCGAAATCGACACTCTGGAGCGGCGGTATGACCCAGAGATGCTGAGGGAGCTGCTGGAAAATATCACGGCCATGTACACCTGCCCCAACCAGTGCATGATGATCGGCGGGCAGCTCCAGAACACGGCAGCCATCCGGCGGCAGCTGGACAAGCTGACAAGCCAGCACATCGAGTACATCATGGACAGCCTGTCAAATACCACTCAGCCGGTCAAAAACATCCAGGCGTATCTGCGCACGACCATCCTCAACGCACCCACCACCATGGAGCATTACTACCAGGCCAAAGGAAATACCATCATAGCAAACCCGGCGGGCAGCGGTGCGAAATGGCCCAGTGGTACAAAAAGGCACTCGCTCATCAAGAGCAAGGCCTGAAAAAGAAAGGAATCCTCAATGAAAATGCAAAAAATCGCGATCATCAACCTCAAAGGCGGGGTCGGGAAATCCGTTACCGCCTGCAACCTGGCCTGCATTCTTGCCCAGATGCACCACCGGCACGTCCTGGTAATGGATCTGGACAAGCAGGCCAACACCTCCAAGTTTTTCAAAACGTTTGACCCGGGCATATCTACCGTGGCCGAGGTGATGATGGAAAGCATCACCCTGAGCGATATCATCCAGAAAACGGATTTTGAGTATGTGGATGTCGCACCCAGCAGCATGAGCATGATCAAGGCAAACCGTGAGGTCATGCTGGACGTAACCCGGCCACAGCACAACCGACTGCGCAAAGCCCTGAACGACATTGCCGATAAATACGACTACTGCATCCTGGACTGCCCGCCTGATATCGACATGGCCACCATCAACGCCCTTGTGGCGGCTGACTGGGTCATCGTGCCGGTGGATTGTGATGAGTGGGCCTTTGACGGTCTCTTCGAGATCATGGAGCAGGTGGATGCTGTCCGGGAAAACTACAATCCCGGTATCAAGGTCATGGGTATCCTGGCCACCAAGTACACCCGGGGTACCTACTCCGAAAAAGTCCTCATCCAGCTGGATCAGCTGGACAAGATGCATTATCCCGTGTTCCGTGCTGAAGATGGCGGCGTGCTGCGCATCGATTACAGCGTGAAGGTCAAGGAAGCGAAGACCGAACATCTGCCGATCTACTGCTACCGCGTACCGGCCAGTACCGAGTATCGCCAGCTGGCAGATATCGTGGAGAAAACAGTGGAGGGTAAAAAACGATGACTGAGATGGATAAGCTGGATGCCATGCTTACAGAAAAAGGCATTGCCCATATATACGACCGGGCATTTCAGGGCGGCGTTCAGATCATCGTTCCGGATGCTCAAAAATGGTACTGGGATGCGGTGTGTACGCCGTACTCCTATGGCGGAAAGGCTGGATATCTTGAAGCCATGGGGATAAACCTACTGTGTCATTGCGGCGTGGAGGGATGGCTCACTGCTGAGGCTGTTATGATACTCGTTGACGCTGCTGAAAAACTCGGGAGGAAAGTACGATGAGCACTGGATTATTGGATTGCCTTTTGAACACCCAGAGCAAAACAGCCATCCCGGCGGGGCAGAAGATGCAGGTGGTTATGATTGACCGCGGGCAACTGCATAGGAACCCGGATAATCGGATCTACATCATCGGGGATGTATCCAGGCTGAAAGAAGATATCAGGGCAAACGGGATCCGGCAACCGCTGGAAGTCGTGGAACTTCCCTTTGGCGGTTACAAGCTCATCGGCGGCGAGAGGCGTTTGACAGCCTGCGAGGAGCTTGCAAAGGAGGGCGTGGAAGGTTTTGATATGCTGCCGTGCGTCATCCGGGAAAGCAAGGACGCGGACGATGATAAAATAGCTCTGATCACGGCCAACGCCACGGCCCGAGACCTGACCGATGGCGAACGGCTGGCCCAGTATGAGGCCTTGAAAGAAGTGCTGACCCGAAAAAAGCACTTTGGCCAGCTGCAAGGAAAGGTCAGGGATGAGCTTTGCCGCATCCTGGGTCTGAGCACCGGCGCGGCGGCCCGGCTGAATGCCATAGCGGAAAACTGCGGAGATGACACGAAACGGTCTTTGCGAACCGGAGAAATCACACTGATGGAAGCGTACCGTCGGGCACAAGATGTCATTGCGGCTAAGAATCCACCTAAGGAGCCTGCGGAAAGCCCAGAATCCATGCCGGGATTCGCGGATTCCTCCGCACCGGAGCAAAAACCACTGGAAACGTTACCGAAAGCTGCACCGGAGTATCCTGAGTGGGTGCTGGAATCGGCAAAAGAGGTCTGCTCGATGGATTTTGTTAAGTCTGCTCCTGAATTCACGGGCGAAGCACTTGCAAAAGGCAAGGGCGATATGTGTGGCCGAAGCTTGAAAAAAGGATTTGTTGATTTTTACCGAGACAAGATACGCTTTTGGGGAATGGGAAAAGGTGAATACGTATTTACCTGGGCAAAGTTTGTGAGGTTCTGCATTGAAAAAGGCATTGCGCCCCAAAAAGCAAAAAGTGAACCCGGAAAGAATGTTTCGGATGTTTGCAAAAACTCAGCTCCTGAACCCCGTGGGCGGGCCACTCTGCTGGCTCTGGCAGAAAAGACATTGAACGAAAAAGGCGGCTGGATTTTTGACCGTGACCTTTGGAAGTTCAAGCTGGATTTTTACAAGAAAGAACTCCCCGGCGGGGCGTATCTATGGCGGCTGGATGATACCCAGCGTGATGCTGTGGGCTTTGCCCCGGGCGAGCATGTACGTTATGCCATCATCTACAAGTCAGGTGATTTCTTTACTACCGGCTGGGAAAATTACACGGATGCAGTGGAAAGCCTGATAAGATATCTTGATTTGAAGTGACAGGAGAATAAAAAGATAAGCGTAAAAGGGCATAAAGTTTTTAATCCGGATTGGATGTGTAAGGGCAAGCAGTATTCCTGCCCTGGCACGTTTGAAGAGGATGTAAACCCGTCTGTCTGCAATGTGGGCATGCACTTCTGCAAGAATGCCGCTGATTGTTTCCGTTATTACGATTTTAACCCAAACAATCACGTTGCTGAAGTAATCGCCCACGGTACGGTTGCAGAGGGCGAGGATAAGTGTGCAACGAACAAGCTGGAAATCGTGCGTGAAATCCCTTGGACTGAAGTGCTTGAGATTGTGAACGCGGGGAAGGGCTGCACCGGCAACCGCAACTCCGGCAACTGCAACTCCGGCAACCGCAACTCCGGCAACTGCAACTCCGGCAACCGCAACTCCGGCGACTGGAACTCCGGCGACTGGAACGCTACTTCTTTTTCCGGTGGCTGCTTTAACACTGAACAGCCCAAAATCTATATGTTCAACAAGCCTTCCAATTGGACGCTTCAGAGCTGGTTTGATTCCCGTGCCCGGTATCTGCTGAACCAGATTGACGATTGCACGCTTGAATACGTCTGGCTTGACGACATGACCAATGAAGAAAAAGCCGAGCACCCGGAAGCAAAGACCACTGGCGGCTATCTGAAGGAACGTACCACGGCAGACAATGCCCGCAAGTGGTGGGCCGGTCTGAATGCTGCTGATCGTAATGAAATCTTAAGTCTGCCGAATTTCAATGCGGAAACTTTTAAGAAAATCACTGGAATTGATATTAACCAATAACGATGAGGTAAGGAGGCCCATGGATGAAACCGCGAGAGTTCAGACAGCTGCACGCTATCCCGTATGATATCGAAGCCCGCAAGCGGCGTATCAAGCGGCTGGAAGCGATGCAGGTCGATGGGCCACAACCGGCATCGGACGTGGTAAAATCTTCCCGGGGAGAGGGCAACGCCTGCATCATGGGTCACGCTACTGTGTCCGGCACGGATATTGCCTTTTCCCGGCGTGAAGATGAAATCCGGAGACTGAAAAAGCTCAATGCCGAAAAGGATGCTACATACATGGAAGGTCTGCACATCGTGGAGACCTGTGATGACGTGGTGCTTCGCGGAATGCTGTCCGATGTGTGCATTGAAGGGAAAAAGCCGCAAGAGGTGGCCGTGGCTCTGACAGAACAGGGCTATGACATCGATGCAGAAGCAATTCGGCGCAGAGTTGACCGGTGGATAGATCAGAATGTGAGGTAAATAAAAATGAAAGAGTGCCCATTTTCATACAGCAGAGCTGGCTCGAGGGATTGCCAGACAAGCAGCTGTGCGCTGTGGCATCTGGATAGTAGAAAGTGTTCTATAGAAGTGATTGCAGATATCCTGTATAGCCGAAAGCCTTCATGCGCTACATGCATCCACAAAAAAGAAAAAACCACAGAAAATTATTATACGGTGGTATGTGAGTGTGGGCACTTCCTAAACGTCTCCGGGCGCGTCTGCAAAGATTATGAAGCAAAAGGATAAATGTCCGGAAATGGTCATTTTGTCCGATTTGTCCGGATTGTCCGAAAATGGTCATTTTGTCCTGAATGTCCGATTTTGATGTGATATCATCATAGTGCGGTTACAGGCTAAGGCACCTGAGCCGCTTCATTGAGGATTCCATCCCGGCGGGAAGCATAGCGTGTATTGGGAAAAAGCACGCTCAATGGACACAAGCGCCGTCCGCTTCAAAATCCAGCGGCGCACACAGTAAAATCTTTTCCACTGCGGGTGTCCACTGTGGACACTTTTTGATATGCTGTCATAGCTCAATGGTAGAGCACAGCCCGTTTAAGGCTGGCTATCGCTGGTGACACCACACGGAACAGGATGTGCTTGATTCCTAACCAATGAGCACATGAACGTGTGGGTGCTGGTTCAAATCCGGCTGGCAGCTCCACCGTGCAACCTTTGCAGGGAGCGCACGATAGCGGGGCATCTGGCCGCGAAAGTTCCAGATGCAGCGGCCCGACCGCAAACGGGCCGCTTATTTTATGCGCTTGTAGCTCAGAATGGAAGAGCAATGGATTTTTAATCTATGGGCCGCGAGTTCAAATCTCACCGGGCGCATCGAGGAATATGATATGGCAAAAGAGTTTGCACAAGGCTTTTACAAGAGCAAGGCATGGCAACGCTGCCGCGCTGCCTATGTGGCCAGTGTGGGCGGCTTGTGTGAGCGGTGCCTGCGTGATGGTATTGTGACGGCGGGCGAAATCGTCCACCACAAAATCCGTGTGACACCGGATACCATCAACGACCCGCAAGTGCTGCTGGACTGGGGCAATTTGGAGCTTTTATGCCGTGAATGCCATCACAAAGTCCATGATGGAGAAATCCACAAGCCAGCTGACCGGACAAAGCGGCGTTTTTCTGTCGGAGAAGATGGGAAAATCACTGCCGAATGACCAGAGGTACCCCCCTGGTCGGAAAAAATGCACCTCCCCTGGAGACCGATGGGCAAGAGTTCATTTTTCCTCTCTTTGGTGCGTAGGTATTTTTTTGGAAAGGAGATGCAAGAAGTTGGCCAGAAAAAGCACGACTTACACGAAGCTGCTCAAGATGGCGCAGGATTACGGTGTAGATAAGAATGCACTGTTTTTGCAGGCCATTGAGCAGTACGACGTGCAGGCGCGGGTGATCCAGAACATTAAAAAAGCTCTGGATGAAGAGGATGGAGATTTGACTACCTCGAAAGAGTATGTCAAGGGCCGGGTCAATATCTATGCAAATCCGCTCGTGAAAGAGCTGCCGAAACATGCAGACGCAGCCAACCGCACTCTGCAAACCATGCTCACCATCATCAAGGAGCTGGGGAAGCCGCCCACCCCGAAAGACAGATTGACGGAGATGCAGGAAGATGGATAATTACCTGCTGGCTTACTATCAGGCAATCGAGGACGGGACCATCGTCGTAGGGCGGTGGATCCGTCTTTTTTACAAGTACATCATTGATGGACTGCAAAAGCAGTCCTTTTTCTTTGACCAGAAAAAGGCATCCAAAGCCATTCGATACATTGAAACCTTTTGCCACCACAGCGAAGGACGATCTGACACCATCAAGCTGGAGCTGTGGCAAAAGGCCTTTGTGTCGGTGGTCTTCGGGATTCTCGACGGTGCCGGAAACCGGCAGTTCCGAGAAGTGATTCTAGTGGTGGCGCGCAAAAACGGCAAAACGCTCTTTGCCAGCGCCATCATCTCCTACTGCACTTTTATGGATGGAGAGTATGGCGCAAAGACGTACTGCGTGGCTCCCAAGCTGGATCAGGCTGACCTGGTTTACCAGGCTTTCTGGCAAAGCGCCAGCAATGAGCCTGAGCTGGCTTGCCGCATCAAGCCGCGCAAGTCCGACCTGTATGTGGAGGCCACCAACTCCAGTATCAAAAAAATCGCCTTTAACGCCAAGAAAAGTGATGGCTTTAACCCTTCGCTGACCATCTGCGATGAGATCGCATCCTGGCCCGGAGATCAGGGCCTGAAACAGTATGAGGTGATGAAATCCGCTTTGGGTGCCAGACGGCAGCCTATCATCCTGAGTATCAGCACGGCAGGATATATCAACGAGGGCATCTATGACGAGTTGGTCAAGCGAAGCACTCGTTTCTTGCTGGGCGATTCCAAAGAGGCAAGGCTAGCACCTTTCCTGTACATGATCGACGATGTTGCCAAGTGGAATGACATCAACGAGCTGCGCAAATCAAACCCCAATCTTGGCGTTTCAGTTTCGGTGGATTATCTGCTGGAAGAAATTGCCGTGGCCGAGGGAAGTCTCTCAAAAAAGGCTGAGTTTATCACAAAGTACTGCAACATCAAACAAAATAGCTCCCAGGCATGGCTACCTACGCAAGCCGTGGAGAAATGCAGCGGAGATGCACTGCAGCTGGAAGATTTCCGCTCTACTTACTGTGTAGGCGGTATCGACCTTTCCCGTACCACAGACTTGACCGCCTGCTGTGTGGTCATCGAAAAGCAAAAACGGCTTCATGTTTTTGCTCACTTTTTTATGCCAAGCGAAAAGCTGGAGGAGGCAACTGCGCGGGATGGCTTGCCGTACCCCATATATGTCCAGCGTGGACTTCTTACGCTGTCTGGCGGTAACTTCGTGGACTATCACGACTGCTTCGCATGGTTTGCAGAGCTTGTGGAAAAATACGAGATTTTGCCGCTCAAAGTCGGCTATGACCGGTACACGGCGCAGTATCTTGTACAGGACATGGATGCCTACGGATTTCAGATGGACGATGTCTTTCAGGGCTTCAACCTGACCCCGGTCATCCGGGAAACCGAAGGGCTTATGAAAGATGGAGCTTTTGACATTGGTGATAACGACCTGCTGAAAGCGCACCTGCTGTCTATGGGCATGAAAATGGATATCGAAAGCGGGCGTATGCGTCCCATCAAGATCAGCGTCAACGAGCATATTGATGGCGGTGCTGCTCTGCTGGATGCTATGACTGTGCGCCAAAAATGGGCCGATGAAATCGGTGAACAGCTGAAAAATGAGGAGTGAGAGTGTGGGACTTTTTGAAGCGATTTTCGGAAAACCCAAGGTGCAGAGCGCTGGACAAAAATTCTGGGAGCTGCTGGACGGCTACACCCCGAGCTTTACCAGCTGGGGCGGTGAGCTGTACGAAAGTGAAATTGTCCGCGCGGCGGTGCACGCCACTGCCAACCACGCCAGCAAGCTGGATGTGAAGATCATCGGCAGCGCAAAACCTGAGCTCCAAACCCGGCTCAGGCAGGGCCCCAACTCCTGGCAGACATGGGGCCAGTTTTTGTATCGTCTGTCCACCATCCTGGATATGCAGAACACCGCTTTTGTGGTGCCGGTGCTGGAGGGTGTGGATGCAGACGGAAAAGACAAGGTCGTTGGCATCTTTCCGGTGCTGCCCAGCAACTGCGAGGTAAAACAGTATGCCGGGCAGCCTTTTTTAGTTTATACATTCCAAAACGGAAAGACGGCATCCGTCGAGATGAAAAAGTGTGCGATACTGACCAAATTTCAGTATAAAAACGACCTTTTCGGCGAAGATAATCGGGCGCTGAACCCGACCATGGACTTAGTGAACATCCAGAATCAGGGCATCAAAGAAGCAGTCAAAAACTCTGCCTCTTTCCGCTTTATGGCCCGGCTTTCTAACTTCGCCAAGTCTGAGGACTTGAAAAAAGAGCGGGACAACTTCAGTAAGGAAAATTTACAGGGCGAGGGCGGCGGTATCCTGCTCTTTCCCAAGACCTATGATAACGTCCAGCAGCTCAAGAGCACGCCTTTCGTGGCCAGCACTGAGGAGATGGAGCGCATCCGTACCAGCGTTTTTGACTACTTCGGTGTCAATGAAGAGGTCATCCAAAACAAGGCATACGGTGATGCATGGAACGCTTTCTATGAAGGCCGCATCAAGCCGTTTTCGATCCAATTCAGCGACGCTGTCAGCAGGATGCTTTTCTCTGAAAACGAGCTGGCCCGGGGAGCAAAAATCATGGCCACGGCCAACCGCTTGCAGTACATGAGCAACACGGAAAAACTTAACGTCTCTCAGGGCATGGCAGACCGCGGCATAATGAACCGCGACGAGATCCGTGAAATCTGGAATCTTGACCCGCTGCCTGACGGCATGGGTCAAGCATATACCATCCGTGGTGAGTACTACCTCATCGGCCAGGATGGACAGGTGAAAAAAGGAGGGGAAGAGCCAACAAATGGAAAATGAGAAGCTTTTGAAAAAGCTGGACGGCGGGCGCGAGTACCGTGCCATGCAGCTGGAAGTCCGGGCGGATGACCAGGATGACGGCGATAGCAAAATGATCGTCGAGGGCTACGCCACGACCTTTAACCAGCAGTATCTGCTCTACGACGGCCAGCGGTACAAAATCTATGAGCAGGTAGACCCGCATGCTTTTGACAACTGTGACATGACAGATGTCATCTTCCAGTATGATCACAACGGGCGTGTCTTTGCCAGAACAAAAAACGGCACCCTGACCCTGGCAACGGATGCCACCGGACTGAAAGTAACCGCTGATCTGGGCGGAACCGAAATCGGTCGCCAGCTGTATGGTGAAATCAAAGGCGGGTACACCGACAAGATGAGCTTTGGCTTTATCGTCGGAGAAGATAAACGGGAATCCGTGGAAGACCACGAAACCGGAACATTGACCGTCTATCGTACCATCACAAAATTCAAGAAGCTGTTTGATGTGAGTGCCGTGAGCCTCCCGGCCAACGATGCCACATCTATCAGTGCCCGGAAATTTTCCGACGGAGTGATCGAGAAAATGGAAGCGGAGCGACTGGCCCGGGCAGATACCGTCACACGAATCAAAATTAAGCTTATGGGAGTGTAACTATGTCTAAGAAAATCGAAGAAATGACCGCTCAGGAGCTGGAGACCCGGCAGGCTGAAATCGTCAAAGAATGTGAGACCGCTGAGGGCGATGCTCTGAAGGAGCTGGAAGCTGAGGCTACCCGCATCTGCGAACGCAAGAAGCAGCTGGCCGCTGCCGAAAAGCGGCAGGCTATCCGTGAGATGGTCGCAAATGGCGCAGGTTCCCGGATGGAGAACCCTGCTGCCCACAACGAAAATGAGGAGCGCGCTCAGGCCTTTAAGGAGACCCGGCGCGAAACCATCGGCACCGTCGAGACCCGTGCTGTGCTGGTGAGCGGTGGCACCCTGCTGACCCCCACCGGCGTTTCCGGCATCAATGACAGCGCAGATGTGCGCGTGTCGAGCATCATCGACATGGTGAAGGTCGTCAACTGCGAGGGCATGGGCAGCAACAAGATCGCCTATCTGAGCGCGGACGCTGACGAGGCTGACAATCAGACCGAGGGCAGTGCTGCCACCGAAAAGGAGCCTGCCTTCGCCACCATCACCATCACCCCGGAATCCGTGGCCACCCTGTCCTATATCAGCAAGCAGGCCAAAAAGCAGACCCCGCTGATGTATGAGGCCAAGGTGCGTGAGCAGGCCATGCTGAGTCTGCGCAAAAAGGCTGCCTCCGTTGTGACCAAGAAGCTCCAGGAAAGCGCCCTCAACTCCACTGTGGACGGTGATGTGGTGAGCAAGAAGGGCGCTATCAATGCAGGCACCCTGCGCAAGATCGCTCTGGCATACGGCGGCGATGAGGGCGTTGCTGGCGGTGCTGTGCTTTTCCTCAACAAAACCGACCTGATCGCTTTTGGCGACGTGCGCGGTGCCAACGAGAAAAAGCCTGTGTATGAGATCACCCCGGATACTGCCAACCCCAACACCGGCACCATCAAGGATGGCGGCCTGACCGTGCGCTACTGCCTGAACAAAAATCTGACCGCGCTGAACGGCACGGCCCAGACCACTGCCGCACAGAAAACGATGTTCTACGGCGTGCCCACCTGCATTGAGCTCGACCTTTTCAGCGCCTACGAGATCGCAGTTTCTGAGGACTTCCGCTTTGACAAGCTGCTGGATACCATCCGTGGCGACGTGGAGCTGGGCGCGGATGTCGTGGTCAAGAACGGCTTTGTGGCCGTACAGCTGCCCGCTTCGGCAGGCTGATCGGAGGAGTAAAGGATGCTGGAAAAGGTAAAGCAGGCGCTGCGTATCTCCACCAGCGTCTTTGACGATGAGCTTACCGGCCTTATCGAGGCGGCGCTGGATGACCTGGGCATTGCCGGGGTGGCCGCGCGTGAAAATCAGGACAAACCCCTGATCCGGCGGGCGGTCGTTACCTACTGCAAAGTGCATTTCGGAGAGCCTGACCAGTATGACCGGCTGAAGGCGGCGTATGATGAGCAAAAGGCCCAGCTTATGACCGCCTACGGCTACACGGATAAGGAGAGCATCGATGAAACGATACGCTGAGGTAACGCTGATCGGGGAGACCCTGGGGCGGGATGATAACGGCGACCAGGTGGCAACGCTGGCCGAGGAAACTATCATCGGAACGCTGACCAGCGCCACGACCGCTGAATTTTATCAGGCAGCCAATGCCGGGTATCATGCGGACATCGTGGTAAAGGTCTATGCACAGGAGTACCACGGCCAGAAGCGCCTGCGTGTGGATGACGTGCAGTATACCGTCATCCGCACATACCTTACCGGCGACTTTATCGAGCTGCATTGCCAACAGAAGGGAGCGGACGAGGATGGCTAACCCCCCGAGCGGCATGAAAATCACCAAAAACGGCGTGGTCTACAAGTCCAACGTGGACCGTGTCAAGTACACCATCCGGGAGCTGAGCCGTGCCGCTCTTCGTGATGTGGGCAAGTACATCGTCCGTCAGACCCGCGTAGCTTCTCTGGCCCGACCGCATATGGGCAGAAAAACTGTCCGATATCGCTTTTACGGCAAAGGGGGAGCGTTTTCCTACTGGGTACGCAAGCGTGAGACTGACCTTTTGGTGGGCATCAAGCATGATACCTGGTATGGTGCTTTGCAGGAGCTGGGTGAAAAAAATCAGCCTCAGAAAAGCATTCTGACCAATGCAGTACAAAAAAACATCGACGAGATCAGGCGCATTGAGGGCCACTATCTCTCTGCCATAGAGGATGAAAACCGAGCGCTTGGCCTTATCGATGAGGAGGAGATGGTGCCAGATGACAGCGAGCGATGACCTTCTGATAGAGCGCTTCAAAAAAGCGATCTGCCAGAAACTCAAAGAAGTGTCTGGCATCAATGAGGTTTTCTACGAGCACAGCCGGATGGCGGGGTATCCCCGCGTCCGGTACATTGCCACCGTGTGGACATCGGACAGCGCCCTGAAAGGGACGCTGTCCTGCACAGTGGCCGACAACAAAGAATCGTCCACTGAAGTGGACAGAATCGCCAACACCCTCTTGCGTGAGCTGGAGGGCTTTTCTTTTTGTGCGGATGACTTGATGTACTATCTGCACTCTGGCCGCGTCTCTCCACTGGAAGAGGCGGACAAAACAGTTCGCCAGCGGCTTGTCACTCTCGAATTTTACGCTATGGGAGGATAAAAAATGTTCAATCAGAAAAGGATCACCGGCCAGACCTCTGAGACCAAAGAGCACCTGCTGCTGGGCGCGGGTGTCTTTGCAGTGGGTTATGAGCCGGGCAAGGATACGCTGGACAGCTTGAAAACCAGCAAAAAGCTCATCGGTGCCACCACAGGCGGCGGCACCTTTACGGCCACTAAAAATGGTCACTATCTCCAGATCGACGGCGTGCCCGAGAACACCAAGGGCAACTATATCCTGGATTCCTGGGCGACCACCTTGCAGATCACCTTGCAGGAGACCACCGTGGACAACATCAAGATGGGCCTGGCTGCCGCAAAGCTGGACACCACCACGACCACCGGCTATACCACCATCATCCCCAAAAACGGTATGGAGGATGAGGACTACATCGACAGCGTTTCCTTTATCGGCCGCCTGAGCGGCAGCAATGACCCCGTGGTCATCACCGTCTTTAATGCGTTCAACAACGCCGACCTGAGCCTAAACCCCCAGGACGGGCAGGAAAGCTCCATTCAGGTCACTCTGGCCGGTCACTATACCCCGGACGACCCCGAAAACCCGCCTTTCAAAATCTATTATCCCACCCTGAGTGAAGGGTAAAGGAGGGATCAGATATGCGTAAGCTCAACGGCGGAGATGTTTTTGTGGCCCTGCGCGTTCTGCGCGCGGTTGACCTGAAGGAAACGGTGGCGGCCTTCACTGAGAGGGCTGAAGTTGCCAAGACCGAGGATGAAAAAAAGGCTGCCAACACGGCCCTTTTTGAAGCGCTCATCAAAAACGTCACGGACGAAAAGACCGAAGATCTGCTCTTTACCTTTCTGGCGGGGCCTTTTGAAAAAGAGAACGCCGCTGGTGTCCGTGCTATGGATCTGGATGAACTGGGCGAGTGCCTGGAAAAGCTGGCTGCAGAAAATGACCTCAAACTTTTTTTCGAGCGTGTAAAGCGTATGATCCGGCCCAGATCATAGACGCTTTTTTGCACCGGTACGGCGGCAACGTCTCTTTTTTGAAGGACTGGACGTGGGAGGAGGCCGTGAGCTTTATCCCCAAAATGCTGGAATATTCCAACGACGATATGCTGCTGCTGCGCTGGTTTATCAGCTATGAGGCGGCCTACCCGACTTTTGCAGGCTTCAAAAAAGCTTTGCAGGAATCGGCCCAGGCCCCGGCAAAGAGCCGGGCGGCAATCGAGGCGGATGTGGCGGAGTTGATGCAGATGGACTGGAGGGAAGCAAGTGGCAAGCGGGACTGAGATTTTCCGGCTTTTTGGCTCGATTTTCATTGACAGCAGTCAGGCTGAAGCAAGTCTGAGCAAGACAGATGATAAGGCCAAGGATGTGCAGGACTCTTTTGCTGGAGCCATAGCAAAAGGGCAAATCATGGGAAACATGATTTCCAAAGTTACCTCCAAAATGCTGGATTTTGCAACAAATGCTGTAAAAACGGGCATTGCATACAACGCCGAAATCGAAAGGTACTCCACGGGCTTTGAGAATATGCTTGGGAGCGCCGAAAAAGCACAGAAGGTAATGGCAGCTATCCAAGAGGATGCTGCCAAAACCCCATTCAATGTCTCTTCTTTGACGCAGGCAAATCAGCTTTTGATAGGTGCAGGTGAAAATGCGGAATACTCGCGCAAAGTGATCATGGCACTGGGTGACGCTGTATCTGCTACAGGTGGCGGCAATGTGGAGCTGTCTCGTATGGCTGGCAATCTGCAGCAGATTGCCAACGTGGGAAAAGCTACTGCTGTCGATATCAAGCAATTCGCCAATGCCGGCATCAACATTTATCAGGTTCTGGCTGACTACACCGGCAAAACGGTGCAGGAAGTCCAGAGCATGACTGTCAGCTATGACCTGCTGTCTGAAGCTCTTATCGCTGCCAGTGAGGAGGGCGGGCGCTACTATAACGCCATGGAGACGCAGAGCCAGACCATGGATGGCCGTATCTCTACTCTCAAAGACAATGTAAATCAGCTGGCCGGTCTTATGACTGAGAATTTGAGCGAGGGCATTGGTCAGGTGATTTCCAACCTGAATGACATGACCGTTGCAGCCATGGAAGCGTATAAAACGGATGGATGGGTCGGGCTTGGAAAAGCAATCGCAGACTTAAACCCCATTACGAAAAGCCTTGTGACCGAAATGGGAATTGCAGGAAATGCCATTGAAAGGGTGGCCAAAAATGCCATAAGTATCTTAGATCAGTGGAGCTACAAGCTTAACAAAGCACTGGGGAAAGATGCTTATGCAGGGTACGACACCTATGAAGAGTACCATGCGGATCAAGTCCATCAAAGCAATCGAAATCGCAGAAGACAGGAAGCGCTTGCAGGAAAAGGCATAAGCAATAAAAGCTGGACTGAACGCCAGAAAGAAGCCGCGGAATCTGCCGGAAACGGCGGGAGCAGCATTGTCAGCTCTTCCGGTGGATCCACAAAAAGATCCGGGAAAAGCTCTACCACTGCTAAGAAAACTGCCCAGGTCATCGATGCTTTGACTGAGAAAAGCGAAAGTGTGGCCGATGGCATCACCACGGCCATCCAGACTGTCCGCGAAAAGTACGATGACGGCACCGAACATATCACCAAGACAGTGACGGAATCCGGCACTAAAATCGTGGACGGTGTGGCCAAGAATTACAAGACCATTACCAAGTATGTGGATGGCGTGCAGACAAAGGTCGAAAAGACCGTCGAGGAGATCGACCAGAGCGTGAGCGCCATTCAGTCCAAAATCGATAAAAATTTGAGCACTGCCAAAAGCGAGTGGTCAAATGGTATTTTGGGCACGTTCCAGAGCGTTCTGACTGACCTCAAAAATGGCAGCTGGGACAGCCTGGCCATGGATTTTGTAAAGCTCATCTGGGGTGAGGTCTCGCAGGATCAGCGGGAACTCATCTCCAAGTGGGCGGCGGATGCGCTGGGTGTCATCAATGACGCGTACAGCGGGGGCGGCGTAAAAGCAGCCTTCGCTACCATCCAGTCCCTCTTTACGGACGGCATTGCCGCCAGTGCGACAGAAGCAGGGACAGCAGTGCAAAGCTTTGGCTCCATCCTGTCCAGCTTGAGCGCATCCGGCGGGGCCGGTGCCCAGTTGGCCAACGTTGCCAGCGGGGTGTCCAGCATGGCCACCTCTATCATGGGCAGTCTGGGCAATATCGTCTCGCTTGTGGCATCCAACCCTGTGCTGGCTGCCATCCTGGGCGTGGCTGCTGTGGCGGGCGGTATCGGCCTGGCCGCATGGCTGGGCAGTAAGAACGGCGAAAAGGAAAGCACTGACAGCAAGAGCTCGACGCTTTCCTATAAGGACATCCAGGACGCTTACTGGTACGGAAATATGCGCTCCATGGCGGGGTACGATTTCCGCACCGATGGCTATGCCTTCGGAGAAAGCCCGGCCAACAGCCGCCTGACGGCCTATCAGCAGAAAATGCAGACTTCTCTGGATGCACTGTATAACGTCGTCCAGCAGTATCTCCCTCAGGCAGGCAATGCGGTCATCAAGCTGGATGATGGAACGCTGGTGGGCGCACTGGCACCTTCTATTGATGCACAGCTGGGCCATCTGGCCACGCTGGCAGAAAGGGGGAATTAAAATTTGTACAAAATTTTTGCATATCCCTTTGGCAACCCCAGCGACAAGCGCCTGATCTACGCTCCCAATAACCGCAATGCCCTTGTGCTGTCTCCCAAGCTGACCCGAGAGGTCAGCAAGGGCGGCAGCCTTTCTTTTACCATGACGCGCGACCATGAGCAGTATGAGAGCCTGCAAAAGATGTCCACCTGCATCACCGTTGAACAGGACGATAAAGAGATCTGGCGCGGGCGTGTCTTGAGCCATGAGGCGGATTGGTACAACCGGCGCGTCATCTACTGCGAGGGCGCTTTGTCTTACTTCAATGACAGCGCAATCACCCCTTTTAACTACGAGGGAAAGCTGGCGCAGTTTTTGCAGCACCTCATCGATGCCCACAACCAGCAGTGCGGCAGCATGAAAATGAAACGCTTCGAGCTAGGCACTGTCACCGCAGCACTGGGCGATCTTGTTGTGCACTACGGAGACCGGGACAGCTACGGCGTGGGTGAGGATTATGGCAGCACCTGGGATATCATCGACAAGATGGTACTCAAAACGTACGGCGGTTATGCTTACTGCACCTTCGATGCGGCTACCGGAAACAACGTGCTCAACTACTGCGACCAGGCGTATGAGGCTGACCGGCTGGTGAACCAGACCATCGAATACGGCGTGAACCTACTGGATTTCACGGAAAAGACTGACACCAATAGCCTTTTTACCCGTGTGTATCCCATGGGAAGCAAGCACACGGTCGAGGAGACTAAGTGGAAATGGAAATTTTTGTGGTGGGGTGAAAAGTACACAGAAAGCCATGAAGAGCGCTACGGAATCTCTGGAACGGACGCGGCCACCATCAACAAATATCTGCCCAAAGGGTACTCTTACCGGCTGGACAGCAGTGACGGCGACTGCGGATGGATCCAGAATGATGCAGCGGCCCAAAAATTTGGCATCGTGTCAGCCCTGGGCGAGTATGACACCGACAGCGACAACGATACCTTCGCTGCAGGCGTGCAGGATCTTCAGAAAAACAGCTTGATGGTGACGAGCTACACAGTCAAGGCTGTGGATCTGCGAGATGCGGGCTATGACAAGGACAGGCTGACTTTTGCCAGCTATGCCCACATTATCAGCAAGCCCCACAGTATCGATGTCATCATGCTGTGCACAAAGCTGGTGGAACCGCTGGATCAGCCGGACAAAAAGGAGTATACCTTCGGCATGACCCGGCAGACTTTGACCGACCGGCAGGTGGCCAACCTGGGCCGCACCAACCTGCTGGATGAGGATACGGCATCCGCTGAAAAATATCAGCAGAGCACCCTTAACCAGCTTTTTAAATACCAGAAGTCTAACGACAAAAGAGTGGACGAGGTGGACAAAAAAGCTGGTGAAGCAGCCAAAACGGCTACCAACTTTTTGGAGTTTACCCCGGAAAACGGCCTTATCGTCCGGCATGACCAGCTGCCAAACAAAAAGGTGCAGATCACCAACGACGGCATAAAAGTGCTTTCCGGCTCCAGCATGGTCAACATCAAGTCGGATAGCATTTCCATTACTGACGGCAACGGCAGCTGTACCATCGACTCCGGAAAGATCACCTTCTACGGCATCCGAAACGCCCGTATCTGGGACTTTGGGGACAACAGCTCTTTTGGAGCGCAGACAATCCCGCTGGACCTGGCCGATTTTTCTGCTGTGTATCTGACCTATACCAGCAAGAAAGGTTCCACATGGTGGGCCAGCGGCGGCACTGCCGGATGTGTGACCATGGTCATCCCGGTCAATGGCGTGGAATACGCCATGACTTACCCGTGGAACACCACTCACATGCGGACGGTGCGGGTCAACTCAGGGGGCATCACTTTCGGACCCGGTCGTGAGCGCACATCGAACTATGTCACGGGCAACAACTACACCCCGGCAGTAGTGCCGACGAATTTCAGCATCGACCTGGAAAGCCCCGGCTCTGACGGGTGGACACAAAATGACTCCCTCTGTATGCCACGAGAACTATACGGTTTTATGTGAGGTGAAGGACAGATGAAAGTACCCGGCTGTAAATTTATGTGCAAGGTGTGCTCCGATGGCCGCATTTACAGTGGCGGATGGGG